CCTGGCCACGGCGAGGGCGGTGAACCAGACGAGGGTGACGGAATAAAAAAAGACCTTGAAAAAATCAAGCCAACAAAACCGACTGGTCATATTCCGTCTTGGGGCGAATTACGAATCCAGCGCGAGCCAATGCCAAAAATCACAAAAGGTAATCTTGGCAAAAAGCGAATCGCTACCGATATCGGAAAAAATCCCCGTCGCCTCACTCGTATCTACACTGACCCCGATAAAAAAATCTTTGACCGAATCGTCAGAGGTAAGGGCGGTGTCGTGCTGATTGACGCGAGTGGGTCAATGTCATTCTCTCACGCTCAAATCCGCCAGATTGTAGAAGCGGCACCGGGCGCGACCGTTGCAATGTATTCGGAGTGTGGCAAAGAACATCCGAATCTTTGGATACTCGCAGAAAAAGGCAAGATGTGTGCCGTGTTGCCAAAAGCGAATCAAAACAACGGCGTCGACCATCCAGCATTGGAGTGGGCAATAAAGCAGAGGCAACGTTCATCGGCGCCAGTAGTATGGGTGACAGACGGTGGGGTGCAGGGAATGACCGGTGGCAACTTTGAACAACTGGTAATACAGTGTGTCAAGACCTGCCTCAAGAACAATGTAGTCGTTGTGCCACACGTTGATGAGGCAGTGGCACTTCTCAAAGGTATGCAACGCGGTGTCAAGGCAAAGCGAGTATGGCCACCGATGTTTGCAAATGTGTGGCAACGACAGAACGGAGTACGATTGCCACAATAAAATGTTGGAGGTCCCCCCTGACCTTCGGCACTGGTCTCTCCCAGGACCAGGTCCGTCCGGTGGGCGCTTGCAGGATAAGCCATCCTCGCGCCCACTGGTGGACATTCATTATAGGGCGATAAGATAGACAATATGAATACCTAATAGAAAAGGGATATAATGAATACGATGAATACAAAAGATTTACTTGAAGAACTACTTGAGGAACTACCATTGCCGCCGGCGATACCGGCCGGCCAGCTCAAGCGCATAGCCGATGTAGTTGATAAAACACTGTCACTTATCTCAAAGTGTGAATTAGTCACGTCACGCGAGATGACAGATGTCCTGCTCGACATCCGGTTGATTACCATTGAGACAATATGAGCCACTATGAGATATCGGTGACTCTCGCTAAGGGCCACGGCGCCGAGGTTGGCTCAGTATGGATAGACAAGGTCATCTGTAAAGCCGGCGACCTTGATGCCGCGATGGTAATTGGTAAATCTTATGCCGACACACTGTCAAAGCTGAACAAGTGCCGAGTACTCGACGTCTTCGCCGAAGAGGCGATTATTCTGGATTCTTCCGAACTAGAATGACGTTCATCCACAACTTGATGATGACGCTAGTAGCAGCGATGATGTTCAGCCTCCACCAGGCGATGTCCCATGTGATAGCTCCAGCATCACGTAGAGCCCATAGGGCGAGCCAGTACAACCCGGCATGGGCCAATATGGTCAAGAGTAATCCCAATACCCCCACTCGGTATAGCCTCCTGGTCCTGGTCTGCCGGCGGAATGACTTATCCCCGGGCATTGGCATCCAGTCTCCGTTGCGGAATTTCTTCGCTGTCATTTGGTCCCTCCTGGTTGTGGGTACGACCTCAGCCTACTACGGTGGTGCCTATGTTTAATGACGATGGTGGAAAGGGGTTTGATATGACCTTCAACCCCGGGGTACGTAAACAGCTGATGAATGAAATTAATGATATTAATACAGAATTTGTACACAACATGTTGTTTATCGCATCAGACGGCGTTAACATCTTTAAAGCATTACATGTTCACCCCGATGCGCTGGCCGGCGAAAAAGAACCGGTTCTGTTCAAGGGAGCGGACGACAACTCGTATATAGCAGTCTACTCAGATAAAACCCTCCATGAAATTATTAGACAAACGGAGCAACTAAATGATGATTCACAGCAACAAAATGCCTGGCAAGGAATTATGGCCGACATGGTTACCGAAATTGCTGAAAAGATTGAGAACGACCCGCCAAGCGCTTGGGTCTTCTAATAATATTGACGGTGGTGTAAAGCGAGCCCCTCTGGGGGTGCTGTTGCCATGGTGCCACCAAAACCACCTACGACGGTGCATCTTACCCCAGAGAGGAACGCTGGGCTACCTCGGTCGTTTAGCGGTAGGTGAAGTACCAACAACCTTGATAACCGGTGCCTTTGGGACTGGGGAGAAAGGGATGAAAACCCCCAATCCCGCCGGCATTAGAAATCATGGCACAAATACGTCTTCAGAATACGCAACTATTCCGACTTTTTTTAAGGGGACGGCGCTCAGGAGGGGGGCCCCCAGCAAAAATCGCAAAAAAGACAACTTTTTGAGCATCCCGCGGCTTCTCCGGGGCCCCGTGGGATGCACGGGATGGGTAACCCCCCGGGGGTATGCACGGGTCCCTATTTTAATGACGGTGGCGGAAAGGTTTCACAAGTTGCAACTGTTAAAACACTGTTACACAAATCGCGCACAACCGTCACACAAATCGCGCACAAAAGTTACACGAATGCAGCGCGAACGTACGGGCTTTCATCTGCCGCCACGCTACAGTGACGCACACAACTTAATGGCGCGCCAAACCCCATGGGTTCGCATTAACCTCCACATCAGGGGGTCTGCTTCAAGTTGCCCATCCGAAGGCAGATTCCGGGCAAAGTTTCCCTCGAACTCCCTTCAAAGTGTTTTTTATAGTCCCAATCGTTGTGGATTTAACATTGACAACTACAAAAGGATGGTACTACTATGACGGTGGTGGAAAGAGATGTTTCTAGTTCAATGGTTATTAGTAGACGGGTGAAGACTGTGCCGGCTCAAAAAGGAAAATCTAAAGGCAAAAGAGCGCCACTTTCTTTCATTGACAAAGTCCCCGCTGAAGATGTAGAATTCCTCTTTAGCTACTGGATAGAGATGCACGGGAGGGCACGGGCCAAATTGGACGATAACCGGCGCGCTTACTTAGCAAGGGGCATCAACCAGTACGGGGTCGCGGCCTGCATGGAAGCCATCAAAGGATGTTCTTTATCCGACTGGCACATGGGACATAACCCGGGAAGCAAAATGTATAACTCGATTGAGCTCATCTTCAGGGATGCAGAACACACCGAACGGTTCATAGACATTGACGGTGGTGGATGATGACCAAGCCACGTAAGAAAGTTGAGTCGGCGACGGCGGCGCTAATTAAAAAGTACAATGTTCCAAGAGCAGGGAAGCTATGACTAAAGAAGAAGTAAGAGCTTTAGTAAAGAAAGCCTATGCCGCCCATAACCAAACACTGTATAAGACAAGCCAAGAGGACGTCTTCACAGTATGGGAGGACTTACTAGGCAGTTATGACATGACGGTGGTGTATGAGTCCTTCCTAGACCTGACCACTCAGAGTATCTACCTCCCTACCCCTGGGCAGATAAGAAAGCTAGTTATTGAGAAGTTAAGCAAGGACACCATCCCCTCTAGCCTGGAAGCCTGGGCAACCCTACAGACAATCACTCAGATGGCCAATACAGGAGTACCGTTGACCAAACCAATCCATGCCTGCCTGGGGAGAGTGATGATGAAGCTAGGCAACCAAGCCTACGGACTCAGCACAAACTTTGACCGGACCCACTTCGTTACGGAGTACGAGAAGACTGTCGCCCAATACGAAAGGGAGAGGATGCATGACATGAACCCAACATCCCATGCATGACCTATGGTTAGACTCTGATGCTACTGCGGTGATATATAAGGAAGCTGGCAAGCACGGAGCGGTAGTGATAACTGCAACCATGTTCCCGTTGGGGTTTGACAAAACTGGATACCCAACAAGGGATGGTACGGGTTACATATATCCAAGTCCCTGGCACTACGAAGTTGCGCGGAGCTATGGTGGCGACTTTGATGTGGCAGAACGGGTTGTTGGTGCATTGATGCGCGAGGGTAAAAACCCACTACTACGAGAACGACCAGAAGAAGAGACGCCACAATGACAAAAGTTGAAGAAAACAAAAAAACCGACACGTGGAGGGGCTTTTTCTCCTTTTTTAATAGGTTCTCCTTTTTTAACTGTTTTAATAGGTTCTCCTTCCTTTCCCTCTTCTCCCGTGTCATCGTGTTCCCTATCTGCTCGTTCTTCCGGGTGTGCTACCTCATGAACCGTCTGTCCCTTTTATCCCTTTCTCTACGACGGTGGTGGAAAGGGTAACTATGTCCACTTATCCTATGGGTTCCCCTATCTCCCCCCTTCACCCCCTTTTAAATAACACCGAGGAATGTAGCACTTGTAAGTATTGGGATTCTATTGTCCCTAACCCTCTTGACGAGAAAGGTATCTGTCGTAGGTATCCTCCTGTCTATGTTCCTGGTGAGTCTGAAGCCATGCAACCAATCACCCTTTCTTACGACTACTGTGGAGAGTATTGGTCTAAGGAGCATTATGAAACAGCGAGTAGGACGTAAAGCAGTAATTCCCACTACCCCCATAACTACCCTCACTCTCCGTATCACCCGTTCTGAGAAAATCTCCCTCATTGATAAGTCAAATACCTACGATATGTCATTGACCGAATACTTGATGATGTTGGTTGCTAGAGATGGGGCGTAGTCCTACTTCCCCCTCTTACCCGGATAGGTACTACTCTCTCCTACTACGCTTAAAGGGGAGTCAGAAGCAAAAGATTCTTGATTACGCGCGCGCCCACGGGCTGAGTCTCAACCAGTTAGTCCTGTACTCCGTTCTGAGGTTCATAGATGAACAGTCTGGAGTCCCAGCGCCTGGTTCGTCACAATTCAGATTGGTAGATGAACAAGACAAAATTCAATCTCTTTTTAATGGTCAGGCGTCTTTGACCCCTTGTGGGAAGACATCCTGCAATATGGTCTTAGAGAACATCTCCGGCATGGACTTCTGTATTACCTGTAACATAAGAGTCCTATAGATAAAGTGTATCTACTCTAATAATTCATTGAATTGAGGGCAATTGCTATGTCAGCACAAAGAGGGACTGTAGGTAAAATCACCAAATCCGGGGAAACTAGCGAGTGTATATATGTAATCTGGCAAACAAAAGACCCAGTAAAAACATGGTATGTGAACACCCACATGGAAGGGAAACTCATCAGGTGTAGGTTGATTTCATTAATTGACCGCCGCCCCCACGAAGTAAACAATGGCCTAACGCAAGATGCATGGACTTTTGAAACAATTGACGATAAGTTGTTTTACAAAATTGCCGGCGGGGGATTACCAATCCCGCCACGAGACCTTTAATAAATAGAGCGTTCGTAGCTCAGCGGACAGAGCATTGGGTTTCTACCCCAAGTGTCGGGGGTTCGACTCCCTCCGGGCGCACTACAATAGATAACGGAACGGTGACCGAGTGGTTTAAGGTACTGCCTTGCTAAGGCAACGGGCTAGCGCCCCGTGGGTTCAAATCCCACTCGTTCCTCTGATATAGTTAAAGACGGAACGGTGGCCGAGTGGCTTAAGGCACCTGTCTTGAAAACAGACGCACGAAAGTGCCGCGGGTTCAAATCCCGCTCGTTCTTCCAAATTGCCGATATAGTGAATGCATCGGTGTGGCATGCGCGTCACATTGACCAGGAGTACCAGCCGGTGATTGGTTTTCCCGCTAAAGTCGCCATACTCCCGCGCAAGGGATGCTGTGGATATGCGGGCACTGGCTGGTATTCCGATTAAGCGTTGTACATCAGTATTACTACCAGTATCGACACTATTAGTGCCACGGTAAAATATGCATCCATTGTGTTAATCACCCCACATCTGTGCCAATGTGGGTCTAGTTGGTTTAATTTTGCGCCGCCGTTGCTCTGCTGCTAACTGCCTACTTGTTAGTCCTGCCCACACCCCATGCATGTCCGCTGGCGGGAACCCAAGTGCGTAGTTCAGACACGGAGTTTTCACCGGACATGTTTTGCAAATTGCCCGCGCGCCAGTGATGTATGTGATGTCCTTGTGTTCCTTTGGGAACATCAATTTGGTCAAACCCTTACAAGCGGCACGATTCATCCACTCTTTACTACCTGGTTTAGATTGTATCGCTAGTGGATTTCTAGAAATGCCCTTTTTCTTGGGTACATTTAAATTCGTCGCCATGTATGAAATCTCCTTAAAAGAGACCATACCATAACATGTTTAATAAACTCGGTTTATCTAAGTTTTAGTTTTCTCATCCCCCAGGACGAACGTGTGGTAAGGGCTGCCCGTGTAAGGGTCATACCTTGAAGCGATGGCTATTGCTTTTAGGGCCATTTTTTTAGATGCGTTGACGGTTAGTTTGTTCTTCGTTTCCTGTGTCCGCAGGGACCCAAGTGCATACTGCGCCCCAGTCCCAATGGCGAACAGTCCATTGGTGTCACTGGCCCACGAATACGAGCCGTCGATTACATAAATGGTCGCGTTGATTACTACGAGAATAACCGAACCGTGTTGCGCTATATGGTCGGAACTTTCTTTCTGGGGGTTTGCATACCCATTGGTCTCAAATAGTTCTCGTAAACTTGGGATGAATCTAGCCGTAATAAAGTGGTCAAGTTTCTTCCCTCTTAGATTCGGCGCCGGCGTTGGGGGCACGAAAGCATGATGTAGTAAGTTAATTGCTCTTAAGTCGCCGGCGGCACCGAGTATGTACTTCCCGTTGTAGGCGAGTTTGCCGGATGACTCCCTGACCGTAGCAATCTGAGTCGCATAGCCTTGCTGGTCAACATCCGAGACCCGCGAGTCGCAAACAGCAACCGCGAAGCCTTCACCCTGTATAGCAATTATCGTTGTCATCTACGCCTTGTACTGTTTGCCGCGAAACCAGCCCTGGCCATCAAATAGCCAAATTGGCTCATAGTTGAAATGTTCATCGCCGACGCCTGGTGGCTGATATTGGACCACCGCCAGGCCCTGTTGCCAGTTCTCTATCCCCCGCAAAAGGGGACGCCCAAACTCATCGGCCCCCGACTTTGTTGAAGGTACAGCGCCGTCAATCCGACACAGACACCCTGGGCTGGCAGCCATTACGACACGTGGACCTTTTTCGGATTTGCGGGTCCTGTAGGCATATTCGACCCTATGGATGTGTCCGTATATCACCGACTGATGAGCATCATTTAAGTACTTGGTCGTTGTGCTTCCGTTGGAGGTTACCTTGTGGCCATGAATAACCATAAGGTTTTCATTCAAACTCACATATGATTCTGGGTAGCCAGGATGGTACTCAATATCAAAATCGTCCATTCGGCAAACATACGGCACCGACATGACTGGCCAGTTATCGCGCAGTTCCCCGTCGAGTTTCCCACGAGTAATACCAAACGCTGCTTCGGCATTGAGTTGAATGTACTTGGCCATGCGGTACTCATGATTCCCGGCAATCCAGCTAATTTTGGCTTTGGGCGCCGCTTGGCGCACTTCCCTACATAACTCAGATGCCCTGTCAATCGCCGCCTGTATCATTGCCTTGAACGGCGCTGATGTTACGAACTTCCCGAACTCAGAAAAGTCCAGATTATCCCCAACCATAACCACCTGGTCGGGGTTGATATCACGAATTACCTCTAAGGCCACCGCAATCGCCCGTTCATCGTGGGTCGGCTCCAGCTTTACCTGATGGGGGTCAAGGGAGCTGTTGAAGTAACCAATCTGTATATCAGGGAGGATTACTGCTGTTTCCCACCCCTTGGGAAGGTCTGATTTTGCTCTTGACTTTTGTCGTTGTATTTTCCCTGTCCTGGCGGCCCTCTCGATAACTGGCCATTGCGGGCCAGTATCCCACGTGGGGGCAAACTGAATGGCAGTACGGTCGCGGGTTGATGCCTCGCCGGCCTTATCAGTTGTGACCGTTTGATGAAATGACACCTTTGTAATTTCGCCCACGTCATTAAGGTCAATATTCTTATGGTCAAGCATTTTGGCTATGCCCGAAATGATGGCTTTTCGTTTTTCGGAGTCTTCCGTGGACTTAGCAAAAGCCGTTATTTTTGAGCCGACCCTACCCATTACTTGATGTCCCTACATTTGCACTCATTGTTCTCCGCCATGCACAGTCGTTTTTCGGATACCAGCCGGCGCGGGAAGATGAACCCTTCTGCTCGCAATACTTTTGATATGTCCGTGGCCGA